TACGCAAAACAATTAAAACTCACGAAGGAGGCATAAGCGTATGGAAAAAGAAAATAAAACTACTTCTCGTGCGAGTCAAACTAGGTCAAAGACTGAAAGACCAAAAGTTTGGGTCCATCCCTCAGCTTTAGACGCACCCAATGCACCTGATGGTTTCAGGTATAGATGGATAAGAGCGGAGAGCGTTGGATTTCAAGACACTAAAAACGTATCTGGAAGATTAAGAGAAGGATACGAATTAGTTCGTTCTGAAGAAATCGAAAACGCATCTGATTATCCAACCGTTGAAGACGGTAAATACAAAGGGGTTGTCGGAGTTGGAGGCCTTCTACTTGCGAAGGTACCTGAGGAAATCGCGAAGCAAAGACAGGAGTATATGACTGACCGTCATAAACAACGAGACGAAGCTGTAAGAAACGATTTAATGAAGGAGCAGGATAGTAGAATGCCAATCAATGTTGAGAGGCAATCTCGTGTAACCTTCGGTGGTACAAAGAAATAATTTTTTAACTATTTCTAAATCACTGGATTAAATTAAACCGTACTGGAAGCCTTTAGGGGCAGGTACAAAAGGAGACATAAAACTATGGCAAATAGAAACACACAAGGTTTTGGTTTGATTGCTGCAGGTGCGCTTGGACAAACTCCAGCGACATCTGGTCAGGGCAAATACAAAATCGATGCGGGTCTTGCTGGAGCGATCTACAATGGTAGCGCTGTCGCTTCTGCGGCAGGGTATATTGTTAATGGACAAGGTTCAGCTGCACCAGTTATTGGTGTCTTGAACGGCGTATTTTACAATGCAGCTTCAACTTTGAAGCCGACATTCGCTAATTACTACGCAGGTTCAATTACACCAGCTAACAGCGAAGATATCGATGCATTTGTAATCGATAACCCGACACAACAATATGTAGTAGCAACAGATGATGCAGTAGCACAAGCTGGCTATCTAGAAACTTATGACATGAACACAACTGCTGGAAGCAGCACGACTGGTAAGTCATCAGCAACTTTAGATATTGCTACAACAGGTGCTGACGACAAACAATACAGATTACTTAGATCTGCTGAAGATCCTGAAAACGATGAAAATGCGGCTTTCAGATCTGTTGTTGTTGTCGCTAACTTGTTAGAACTACAATCATAATAGGACAATAGGAGATAAAATATGGCTATATCAAGAAGTCAACTAGTCAAAGAGCTAGAGCCAGGATTGAATGCACTATTCGGCCTGGAATACAAAAGGTATGAAAATCAGCATGCTGAAATTTATACTACAGAATCATCTGACAGAGCTTTTGAAGAAGAAGTAATGTTAAGTGGTTTTGCAAACGCACAAGTAAAAGGTGAAGGTTCTGGAGTTTCATTCGATGAAGCACAAGAGACTTACACTGCTAGATACACTCACGAGACTGTAGCTTTAGCATTCGCAATCACTGAAGAAGCGATTGAGGATAACTTGTATGATAGACTTGCGTCTAGATATACAAAAGCTTTAGCAAGATCTATGAGCAATGCGAAACAAGTAAAATCAGTAGAACCATTAATCAATGGTCTTCCTTCAACGGATGCTTTTGATTCAGGTGACGGTGTTAGTTTATTTAACACAGCTCACCCAACGGTTGCTGGAAGTTTCGCAAACACACTAGCTACTCAAGCTGACCTTAACGAAACATCATTGGAGCAGTCTTTAATTGACATCGCTGCAATGACAGACGAAAGAGGCCTAAGAATTGCTGCAAGAGGAGTAAAAATGATTATTCCTTCTGAGCTTCAATTCACTGCAGAGAGATTGATGAAATCTCAAGGTAGAACTGGAACAGCTGACAACGACGTAAACGCAATCGTATCTATGGGTATGGTTCCTCAAGGTTATAGAGTGAACAACTACCTAACAGATTCAGATGCGTTCTACATCTTGACAGACGTGCCTAACGGTATGAAAATGTTCAACAGAGCACCATTGACAACTGCAATGGAAGGCGATTTCGATACTGGCAACGTTAGATACAAAGCTAGAGAAAGATACTCTTTTGGAGTTTCTGACCCTAGAGGTATCTTCGGAGTTGAAGGTTCGTAATTAATACTTTTTATAGGGCCGCCTTAAAACGGCCCTATTTATAATTTAACATGGTGAGAACATGAAAAAATTCACAGTAAAAATATGGGCATACGATCACTACGCAAAATTTAATGTTGATGCGGAAGACAATGCTATTTCTCTTGAAAAATCAATCCTTGACAAATTGGGAGAAAAGAGTATAAACTGGGAATATCTTGGAAACAACTATAATAACGAGATAAATCGAATAACTTATGAGGAGGTTATTGATGATACAAGACCTATACAAAGCAAAAAGGTCCTTGGAGTTGAAGTGGGAACAGGAGCATCTATCTAATGACAGATACACTCTTGAAATGGTCAGAATTGATGACAAAGTCAAACAGATCATTACTGACATTAAGCTGGAAGAAGCAGCTATTGCCCACAGGCAGAATAACGTTGAAGGCGTTGCTCCGCAAGTTTCTGTAGCTACTTAGAACAAAAGCTACATCGCTGAAATCGCACTTTTACTGTAGGATCTCTTGCACTCTATTCAAAACTAGTATATAAATTACTCACTATACATAAATTAATATTCTGCATGGACGCAGTATAGTCGACGGCCTAGAGACCATGTAGAATTTAACTAGGAGAATATAATCATGGCAAATACTACATTTACAGGACCCGTAACTTCATTAAATGGTTTTATTGGTGGACCTAACCCAAACGCAGGCGACACTCAACAAGGTGGAACTAACACTTGGTCTGTTACTGATGCAAACACTGTTACTAATGGAACTGATTCATTAGAAGCAGCTAGCAATGAAGGCGTAATGATTTACGTTGACAATGGTGCAGCAGGCGCAGCAGTATATGCTTTTTCAGATGGAACAAACTGGAAAAGATGTGATACGCTAGCTAACATATCAGCAGCATAATAATTAATTAATGTGGGCTTCGGCCCACATAAAATTTAAGGAGAAAATATGGATTCAGATCAGAAAACATTAAATATGGCAGTCATTGGAACTGATACTTTAGCAAGAGGAGCTAGAACTAGAATTACTTCTATTCAAGGATATGGAATAGCAGCTTCTACTTTAACTCTATATGATTCAGCAGATGCAGGAGCACCAGGAACAGCAGTAGCTGTTTATAAATATGGAACTGAAGGATTAGAAGTTTATATCCCTGGTTCAGGTATCAAGTTTGAAAATGGTATTGTTTACAATTTAGCTGGAGCAGGCGGAAGCGTTACAGTAACAATTACAGGAGCGTAAGCTCATGGCTAACACTACCTCTGGAACTACAATTTTTGATAAAGATTTTTCTATTGATGATATAGTAGAAGAAGCTTATGAGAGATTAAATCTTCAAGATGTTACTGGTTATCAATTAGTAGCAGCAAGAAGATCATTAAATATAATGCTTCAGGAATGGGGTAATAGAGGTATTCACTATTGGGAAATATCTAATACCAATCTTGATTTAGTTCAAGGTCAATCCGATTATAATTTTTTTAGAGCATCTTCAGATGGTACTTCTTCAACTACAGCACCGACAAATGGAATTTATGGAATGTCCGATGTCCTTGAAGCGCAATTAAGATCTAATTACAATACAACAACTCAATCTGATAGTCCTATGACTAAAGTGGATAGATCTACTTATGCAGGTTTTTCTAATAAATTATCACAAGGAACCCCTAATCAATATTGGGTTGAAAGATTTATTGATAAAGTAACTATTCATATATACCCAACTCCTGATTCTACAAATGCAGATAAGAATATGCATTTTTATTATATCAATAGAATTCAAGATGTGGGTGCTTATACTAATGCAACAGATCTTCCTTTTAGATTTGTTCCATGTATGGTTTCAGGTTTAACTTATTATTTGTCTATGAAATATGCACCACAGTTAACACAACAAATGAAATTATTTTACGAAGATGAACTACAAAGAGCATTGCAAGAAGATGGTTCAGCTTCAAGTACATTTATTACACCTAAAGCTTATTACCCAGGAACTTAATGTCTAAATACGCAACAGGAAAAAGAGCAATAGCCATATCAGATAGATCAGGTATGCAATTTCCTTACAAAGAGATGGTCAGAGAATGGAATGGTTCTTTTGTACATTATACAGAGTATGAACCAAAGCAACCTCAATTAGAACCTAAGGCAGTTGGTGGAGATGGTATTGCATTATTAAATGTAAGACCTGATAGAACAGAACCCTCTACAACTGTAATGATTCCAGAAAATGGTTTTAAAACTTATCAAGCAGGATCAAGTATTATAAATGTTAATGTACCTGGACATGGTTTAACAAA